TAATATACGTTTATTATCATTTATAATATCAGATACATTACAAGTATATCCATCTATATTGTGGTAATACTTACCTTTATATTCTCTAGATGATAAATTTATATTACAACTTACAATGTTTCCTATTTCATTAATTTTTATTTTATTTACATTATCTCCAAAAAAAGTAACCATAACCTCAGGATTATACTTAGTATCTTGTTCTATTAAGATTGATTGCTTTTTCCATTCCTTACCTGCTTTAGAGATACCTGTTTCTAAATCAAATACTTTTACTAATTTTCCTTCTATTACATTTTTCATTTTATTATTATTTTATTTATTTATTATTTAAAGTTGTATTTAAAACCTTTAGTTGATTATCTGATAAAATATAATCTTCCATTTTAGATTTTACTAGATCTTTTTTTCCTTCATTTGATGCTTTCAACATAGCATTAAATTTTTCACTTGATAAAACTTTTTTACCAATAGGTTCATTTACTTTATTACTATCAGCATCTTTAGTATCATCTAATAAAAATAAATTACCAAGAGCATATTTTTTAGCATAAGAACTACTAGATCCAAAAGATTGTGCTATATCCATTCCTTTACGTTGAGGATTAATACCTGCTTGTGCTTCAACTGATAAAGTTTTTTCTCCATCTGATATTTCTACTTTTGAATTTAAAACTAAATAACCTGCAATTTCTTTAGTAGTTTCTGTTATTGTTAAATAACAATTATATTTTTTAAGTAATGGTTTTACTGCTTCTAATATATCTTCTGCACTTCTATATTTATATTTTCCAAAACTATTATATTGATTCTTAGGTGCTTTTAATTCGCTTTGTATAGCTATTAAATAATTGTTTTCTTTTTTCATTTTTGTTCTATGTATTTAATTAAACTTTGTTTTAAGTGTTCTATATCTAACCATTCTAATAATTCAAATGTAGAAATAGTTATAGTAAATTCTTTACCATTCTCATCTTTTCCACATAACATTGTTTCATTATCGTGTGAACAATAAGTATTTATATCGTGTAAGTTTTTATGTATCATATTATTAAAAGTTTTTTGTCATTATTTTCATATTCCTTTATCATTTTATCTGTAAGATTTAAAGTATAAGTGCCTGTGATATTATCTACTGTATCATCAGCACATCTTTGTCTTTCTGTTCCTATCATAATTACAGAGTTCCAATCTTTTTTAATATCTGCAAATTGTTTATTTAAATAAGAATGAGTTCCTACTGCTGCAGTAGTACCTTTATAGTAGACTAATTTAGCTTCAACAGTAATATTATCATATTTTAAATGTCTTTCTTGCCTTTCTAGTTCGTGTTGCTTTTGCATTTCAACTAATTCTTCGGCAGTTAATGGGGTAGGTGTAGGTATTCTATTCATTATATTCTATCTAATATTGCACCTAACATTAATAAACCAACTGAACCGATACCTACAATTAAAAACCATACAATAAAATTTATTACATCTTTAATTGTTTTTTTTGTTTTTACTGTATAATAAGTAATATCTTGTTTTTCAAAAAACTTTTCAGTTTCTATTTCATTTAATAAAAATTCTTGTTTATTAAATTTATGTGTTACTATATTCATTTTCATAATTGTTTTTTTAAATTCTTTACAAATATATAATAAATATTTTAATTAACTATTATATTAACATAATAATTATTTAACTTATTAACAATTTAGATTTAAGAAATACCTAACTTATTGACTATAAGGGCATTAAAAGGTTTAATGGAGTTTGTCCATTATTAAGAATAACTGCACAAGCAACTGCAGGACGTTTACCATATTTTGCGTAAGCCATAGCATACGACTTGTGATTGATACCACAACCTACTTGAGTTCCATAAACTCTAAAATTCTTTCCAACATAGTGTTCTGTATAGCATTGTGTATGTAAATGTCCTTGAACAGTATTCATCATATCAGCACGACACTTACTACGAGCAGTACCACCTTCTCCGTGGATATACTGAACATTATTTAATTCATATCTTTCTACAAATTCCCAATTAGGTACTTCTAATACTTCTTTATAAGACTTTATCCATTTACTAGGGATTGCACTTGTTTGTGCCTTTCGCATTATAATACGATCGTGGTTACCAATTATGACTGTTGCTATTGGAAATGCGTTATACCACTTAGATATGCGTTTAATAGCTAATTCTAGCTCATCTAAGCCACCTAAACCATCTGCCGAGGACTCGTGGTATGATGAGTAGTGATTATCAATTATATCGCCTATAAAGACTACTTCTGTGCAATTATAGATCTCATACTGTTCTTTACACCAATCAAGATAAGAATCCAAACAGAAAGGTTCGTGCAAGTCCCCTATTACTAATACATTACTTTTTTCTTGCTCTCTTAGTTTCTGTAGGATCTTTATCTCATTAGGTTTTAATCTATATCTATTACTTCTTTCCACTATCAGCTAAACCTTGTGCACCTGTTAAACCTACTAATGCCCAAAACATTTCACTAACGTGAACTTCATCTACATCTAAACTTCTTGCTATAAAAGGTACAATTATTGCTGCTATTGTAAACCATACCTTCTTAGACTTTAAGATTGTTAAAATTAAATAGTTTTTCATTTTTATTATTTTAAATTAATTAATATGTCCAAATGACATTTTTATCCTTACTTCTATCGTTATCTACGTGAATAAATCCTCTATCAAAAGATATACCTAATCTGTTAAAACCTACTTCTAACAAAGCATTTATTATTAAAAATCTATCCCTAGAACTTTTAGGTAAATAGATGTCTGCTGCTAAACCAAAAAGATGGCTAGATCCTACTCTACCACCTGCAACATTTAGATTATGTTCTATTGTTCTGTAACCACTTAATACTTTGAATTTTACCCCTGCCCTATCTCTAGCTTGATCTAAGAGTTTTAAAAAGACTTTATCCATTTTCTGTCCACTACCTTCTAAATCAGGACTATCAAATTCAGATATTTTAAAATGTTTCAAATTTTATTTATTAAATACTGCAAAGATTTTTACCCCTTTAAGATTGTTAATCAAAACTTTAGTAGTTTTCTTTGCTTCTTCTACCTTTTGATAACGTGGGTTAGTGCTATTTAGCTTTCTTTTTTTCATTATGCTTTTTCTTTTGACTATACCATTTGTCAATCGTGTACGCAATTGAAACAACTAATAAGATTATTTTTAAAGCTATTTCTATATTAGTGAACGTAGTTACACTTAGGACTGTTCCGTTTACTGCTGCTATTTCTAGACTGTCCTGAACTGTTTTTTGTATTGGCATTTGTCAAGTATGATTTTAATTTAGTTTTATTTTCTTCTTTTACTTTATAATGTTTCTTCATTAATTATATGTAGTGTCTAAAAAATCTCTAATTGTTATTCTATTATCCTGTCCGTAATTTTTCTCTAGATTCATTCCTTGATAATAAGCATTTGAATTTGGTGTAACATCACTACCTGAATTAGTTGAGTATTCAGGAAACAAACTAGAGTTATTACATAAATAGTCTACTAATCGTTCTGTGTAAAATTGAGCAGTATTTGAAATCTCTGATCTTAGATCTTGTGCTTCTGCTCTTGTTAATGGTGTAGAATTTTCTGATGTTTTAGAAACTACATTATTGTTTTGTACCTTATATCTTAAAAAAGGCAATACCTCATAAAAAGCATAGTGAACCAACATATCAGCTACATAATCTTCTAGTAGTGTTTTGTAGTTAGCATTAGCAGGATTACTAATAGTACCCCCACTAATCATTCCTTGTATTGCTACAAACAAGTTAGTTCCAAGTTTAGTTTCTACATACTTCTTTTGTGCAATTTTTACATAAGGTAATAAGAAGTTTACATCTACGTTCATATTGATCGCAGTTGAATCCTTTAGCTTATCCTCACTTATAAATAATACGTATCCTGCCATAGTTTCTAGTTATAATATCCGTTATTTTTCATTCTCTGTGGTGCTATTGCTACTAGCTTATCATTTCTTTCAGCAGTAAATCCTTCTGACTTTGCTTTAGTATAACTAATTAACTGACTATCATTGATTTTACTCTTAGCATTTCTTAAAGAAGTTTTAAAAATCTTTCTCAAAAAGAAATGTCTGCATTGAGGTCCACCCTTGTATAAAAATATGTTATAAGGTTCTCCATCAGGATAAGCATCTGTTGGGTGTCCAAATCCAAAATTTACTTTATTACTATCTACATTTACCAAATCCTCTTTTCTGTATAATTTTTTTGCTTCTACCATTTTCTGACAAAACTCTCTGCTAGTACCTGATTTATTTACTAAAAAGTTATCTGTAGCATATACATATCTTACTTTATAATAATCGTTAAATGATTTATTTACTCCATCTTGACTACTTCTAGCATTAGGTCTAGCAGTTACAGTAGATGCTAAATCATACTTTTCATTTAACATATCATTCAATTCTTTCTCAAAATTAAAATCTAAATGTTCTCCATCTACTACTTCTTCATCTAACATTTCCCAACCTTCAGGTATATCTTCTCCTACTTGATCTATCCAATTACACAAGTCTGTCTTTTCTAGATTTAGCATTTCTTCGTGAGATTCACAAGCCATATATACTGTCTTGCCCTTTAGATCGTGTTCGTGATAACCACTACAACCAATCTTTTTTGCGTGTTCTTCTGCTTCAGCTATAGTATCAAATACAGGTTTACCATCTATCATTCCTGCTTTAGCTAGATCTTCCTCTACTACTTCTTCCTGCTCTAAAGGTGCTAATCCTAGTTCCTCTCGTATCTCATCTTGTGTCATTACACTTCTCATATCTTCTATACTGAATTTAGATGTAATAGGTTTAGTCTGAACAAAAGAAACAGGTAAATCCATATTATTTATCTTAAATATTTTTGCTAATACTTTTATAATATGTGTTTGAAATGGCTTAACCACTGTGTTAAGGTAAAAGTCTGCTGCATTCATTAATTCCTCTGCATTGTTTCCCAAGCCTGTATCTGATTTTATACCCATCAACATAGGACTTGTAACTCTATGTCCTGTTAAAATGTTCTGAACAAGTAATTCCTGTAAAGCTAAATACTGTTTGTCTGCGTTACTTACTGATATAGGAAATATCTCAGGAGTTCTAGTCTTATCATCTGAGAACGTAAGTACAAATTTACCACTATTACTAGCTGATGTAAACTTATCTGTTAAGCTACGTTCTATTTGTAATCTTTCTTCTTGTGTTGGTACACCGTTAGAAAAATTTATCATATAACTGCCTGAAAAACCATTGCTGATATTGTTAAGATGAAACTCTGCTACCCTCTGATCTACTAAAGCCCAATTATTTGCAGCTATGTAATCAGGTGTATGATAAATGTCCATATTAGGACTATACAAGCCACTATATAATAATTGACTAGGACTTGTTCTATCATTCATATTAAAAGCAGGAATCGGTGTTGGTCTATTAGATCTTGTATTACTCCAATCTGCTGATACATAGTAAGTATCTACAACTCCCATAGCATTTGGTTTAGCTGCTCGTACCCTCTCTACAGGAACGTGATACAGTTCTACAATTTCCGTCTTAGCCTTATTCCAAATAAGGTGTAAAGCGAATGCACCTTGTAGCTTAAAGTCAAAACTAATTTTTTTAATTACTTCGTGTAAAGTTTCTTTACCATTTGCGTGAAAGAAAAAGTTTTTTAATTTAACTAATTTATCTAAGTTATCTCTTTGTTCTTCTTCTTCATCATCTATAACTATGTTTTCTCCTGCAATCATCTCTGATGTTGCGTTAATAATGGCTGCGTGGGTGCTAGAATTGTAATAAAGATCTATAAGAAATTGTGGATAAAGATTTCTCCATTCCTCTGTTCCATATTCTATATAATCCTTACCCCTAACTTCCTCAATTATTGGGCTTGTTTCAGATGATAAATCTACACTTAGTATATTTTCCATAATTTATTTTATTCTTGCTCAGGTGTCCAAGCATCTGTTCTTACTATTGCTAATATCTCTTCGTGAGTATATTGGTCTAAGCCCTCTAAAAAAGTAGGAGTTTCGCCCATAAATTTAGCAATAAATAATGTACCATCTAAAGACTTTCTTACAGTTGCAGGACTATCCTCTACGATTTGTGAA